ACCTAACGAAATATTGTAACCTTCACTGATGGCATTTAATTCTTTAATCCAAAATTTTTCTCTTTCATTAAGTAACTCTAATGTATCACATACTTCTAAAACTTCTTTTTTAAAGTTCTCAATTCCGTATTTTTTAATTGCCAGTTTTAACCTTTTACCTGAACCATAATAGTTAGGATTATTATGCGTGTCTTTACCCACATAAAATTTTTGGTTAATTAAATTTGTTGTTCTATAAATAATCATATGGTTTTACCTCCTTACCATATAAATATCTGGTAAAATCAAAAAAACCTAAATTGCTAACTCTAATTTTGAATTTATTTTAGATATACCATCAATTCCAATAATCTCAAAATCATTAATCGTGTAGTCGTAAAAGTTTTTAACTTCTTTCAGTATTAACTTTGGTTGTATATCTAATGGTTCTTTATTTAATAGTTCAATAGAAGCGTCAAAATGTCTGTCGTAAATATGAAGGTTTTGAACTAAATGACAAAACTTACCAACTTTATACCCGCAATGACCAGCAATCATCATTTGTAACGCAACATACTGAATTTTGTTTATATACCCAGCAACCAAATAATCGTTTGACCTTTGAATTAAGGTCATATCTAACATCAATTCCTCACCATATTTTCTTACAGACCACAATGTTTCATAAGCACAGGGAAATAAACCTTTTGTTGATTGTAAATCTTCGTACTGAAACATATTAATAATGTGTCTTCTCCCAAATGGATCGTTAACAAGACCATCTAATAATTGATTCATTAAGTCATATTTGTTAATGGTTTCACCATATCTCTGACCAATCGTATCGTTACCAATATTCCATTCTTCCCACCAATTAACACCCATTTCACGAGCAACACTCAATGATGAAGTTTGTTTTTGATATATCCATAAGATTTCTTTTATGCCGGTCTTTATTGCGGTGTTTCTTAATGTTGGGATTGGGAATTCGTCTTTTGATATATCATATTCTTCAAAAACACTGGTAATAAATCTTGAGTTTGCAGGTGTTCCATCCTCATATTTAGGTCTTGGGTTTTCATCCCACGAACCCTCTGACATAATTTTTTGTATGTTCTGTGTATAATATTTATCCGCCCTATTCATTAATCAATCATTTTATAAGTTGTTGATATTATTTTTCCATTCTTTCCAAGCGTTAAAATCTTTCAGGGATTCTAAATTTTCTTTATCCATTTCTTTGGCTTGTTCAATAATTTCTTTTATACCTAACATATTTTGGTTGTAATCTAAACTATCTAATAACCATTCTACTGCTGTTTGTTTCATCTTATTCTGATTTAATTATTTTTCATTTGGTATAATCATTGGTATTCCTTGAATTGTGTATGTTACATCAAAGAAAACCCATCCACTTATAGTTCTTACCCACATCTTATTCTGATTTAAATTTTTCATTGTAATATTGTTCTGCTGATAATTTGCATTCATATCCATCGGGCATATTTTCTTTCCAACATTCTACAAAGGCATCTATTATCTGCTCCTTCTCCATTTCTTTTGCATGATTAAACGCTATGTCCCACTCATAATCATCAAAGGGTTGTCCTTTCTGACCATGGCGTATTTTTTCAAGCCACTCTACTGCCGTTTCTTTCATATCTTTTTAATCGTTTAAATTTAAACTATAACCTTCAAGAGTCTCTCTGATTTCATCTCTGATTTTTTGACAAATCTCTATTTCCTCACTTGATGCTTCTTCGTTGGAATAAAACTTAATTCCGTGTTTGGTTGTTGACCTTAACTTTTGGTCAAGATCCCACATTGCCATCTTCCACTTCATAGCATCAAGTGCCACTCTTGCATCTTGTGATTCTTCTACCGAATCAAATTCTATTGTTATTTTTCCCATAAAACAAATTTATAAATTTTTTTATAATAAATCAAGAAACTCGTTGAATTTTACTTTAGATGGTGGTCTTCCATCAATATCACAACAGGTATTGTAATAATTTCTGATTTTGTCAATTACTTCCTCAACTTTAATTTCTTTAAGTCCATCCATTAATGTATTGTCCCATAATTTCATTTTGTCGTCGTCCATATAAAAATCTCCATACGACCCTATGTAAGGCGTTATGTCTTCACTCATAATATTTTTAATTCTTTTCTGTATTTTTCAATTTTAACTCTTGTTTTTTGGAACTCATCACCATTGTTAGCCCGATGTCCGTTCAAAACCGCAAAAGTAATTTTATACTCATTATCAAGAATGAATGATAGTTTTTCTTGGTTTGTTAATTCATATGGAACCACTTCCATTCTAATAAACTCTCGGATCATATTTTTTATTTTATCAATTTGACCTGTTGGATTTTTTTTTGATACGTGATCCATCACCGACGTTTGATATATCGTCCTACTTAGTTTCATTATTTTATCATCAAATCCCATCTTAACTTATTTTTTCACCTATTCTAACTATACCTTCAACTCTTGCAATGTTATTTGAACAATCATCATAAGTTTCCTTTACACCATTTTGGATGATGTTATTAAACCTTTCATCACCATCTAACCAATCACCATCTTCGGTATGTTTAACACCATTTTGAATGATATTTTCAACATATACACTTTGTTCAATTGGCAATAATTGGGTGTCTTTCTCCTTATCTTGAATGGTATCTTCAATCTTCAAATTCCTTAAAAAGTATCTAGTCTTGGTTTCTTTCACCCCATTTTTTATAATATCATCAACGCCCCACTTACAAGTACGCCGTAGTGTACCAATAGTCTCTTTCACTCCATTTTGAATGGTGTCTTCAACCTTAGAATCTTGACTGATTATGGTGCTTTTGGTCATCCTTACCCCATTTTGAATGGTATCTTCAACTCGAGGTCCACAGTCATCGCACCATTTTCTGGTATGTCTCACCCCCTTTTGAATGGTGTCTTTAATACTTTTTTTTAGGTGGATTTGCAAACTTTTGGTTTCTTTAACCCCATTTTGAAGAATGTCTTTTGGAAAAAAGTCACGCTTTGATAGTTCGGTTTGTTTTACCCCATTTTGAATGGTGTCTTCAACATATTGGTCTTGATCGAAAAATGGGTCAAAAGCCTCTTCAACCTTTGGTATTCCCAAAAATCTTGACTCAAACCATTTTTGAATGAGGTCTTTATCTTCAACACAATCCAAACCAATTAACTCCATCTCATCTTTAAAGAAGCTATAGTTATACCATAGAGTTTGGTCTTTAGTGTATTCAACAACCCATTTCATCTCATTGGTGAAGATGGCCCATAGACTACCATTGTGATTATATCTATCAACCCCTTGACTTGCATCGTCAAACAATTTAAAGATAATTTTTTCTAATTTTTTTCCTGTTGGATTTATCATTTTCTAAAGTATATACATATCATCACACCATATTGGTGTTTTCTCACCAACATAACTACCTCTTACATTAAAATCAAAATATTCAATTGCGTCATTCATATCCATACCCCCCACTATTAATATTTCAACACAACTGGTTACAGAATAGATTAGCCTCATCGTTCCGGTATCAATACCAATTACCGCATCATCAAACCCATCGGCTTTAAGAATCTCTTCATCTTGGAAATATTCAACGATTCCTTCTAACATAATTTAAAAATAAGATATGATGAATAATAATAAAAATATAATTGATAGTCCAATCCATGCAAATAAACAAACATAAATTAAATCAACAAATATTGATTCATCCGATATGTTTAATATTTTACATACCAACCATAAGATAATAGTTATAAACCCAAATAACGGTGATGCCATCATGAAAAAAAATGTTGATTTTTCTAAAAATCGTTCTTCCATTAAAACTTAATGTTATTTTATTTGGTTTAGGTAATGTCTTTCAAAAACACTTATGTTGTAAATACCGATTTCATTTATATTATCTAAAATACCATTTACTGTTAAGTTGTCATCTAAATAACTATGAAGTTTACCCAAAAAATTTGCAGTAAAACTACTCGT